GCCGGTAATAAATTGAAGTACATATAATGATCCGCGCTGAACCTGCCCCCAAACCAAGAAACATCATCTGTGTTTCTAACAAGGCTGTGGAACAGTTTGCTGCTGTCCATGAAACCTTTCATGTCCAAGCTAAAGAAGCCAAACTTGTCTTGCAGCATCAACAATTCATGCCAACCGCCTTCTAGACCACAGCACCAAACAATAGCATTAGTCATCAACTGTGCTCCCATGCCAAGACACAGATCGAAAACTTTAAAGACCGTGCTACTATCCACATCGTGGTGTTGTATCTGTTGCTGCGCCATGGCTACAGCTAAGGGAACAGACACTTGCTCTCGTTCATCCAGCATTTTGCTTGTTCCTGGCCAAATCCTCCTCACCATCCAACTATGCTTCTCAACACAGTATTGGTTGCGTCTCACCATCTCCTTCAACTGTGGCAACAATTTTTGATCAAGACTCCTTTCACAATTTTTTGCTGCTTCAATTGCTGCTTCGAGAGTTTCAAAACTTTTGACGCCTCTCTTTGCCCAATTCTTTTGTGCCTCAACTCTATGTCGCATTCTGCCCACTTGATCCGACCTGAGCAGATTGTGCTTCACTTTCCATTCCATCAACTCTTTTGAAACTGGCACATAACCTACCACAACACCAGCTTTTACCCACTTATCGATGATCTTCTCATCGTTCACATTCACCAATATTATGTCACCTTTAAGTGCAGATTGAAGAATATTGTTTTCATATTGCTTCATCACCTGCTTCCTTAATTTCCTGTCTTTGTTCCAACCTTTTGCAAAGTCCACAAGATCATCGCCATCAACAAGCCCCAATTCTTTGTTCTCACGTATGAAATGGCTTTTACCACCACCACTGTACATTAAAATGACACCCCCGGGCAACTTTGGCAACATGTGTTTTGTCGGAACACTACTATCCGAGGTTGCGTAACCATTCTCATGGTCAAAGATGCAAACGCCTTCCGTTTTTGGAACTTTGTGTCTCAGACCTCTCGTCATGTCTGTATCCATCACAGTATCTGGTGCTAGTTTAGCTAGATCAAACCACAAATGTTCAGGGTACACACCACCAAAGCTGTGGTCATGCCACGCCTTAAATAAATGTACATCACATAACTTGTATTGATACAATTGGCACAGAAACAAATATTCACTTTCAGACAACGGAGGCCCCACCACACTTACATGCCAAGGCACGATAGGTATGCTCCTACCATTGACTGCATTTACTCGCCATCCACAAACACGCAAACTTCCACTGTAATAACTGATCGGTCGCACGTCACATCAGTTAGCCTCACCTGTGTCATTGATTGCCGTGTTACCCGTCATTGTGCTCACTGAATCATTGGTTGCGGTAGTCACCGTTATTGGTTCTGTGTGGCCTGATCCAGTCGTACTGTTTGGGACAGTTGGACCTTGTGAACTCAAACCAAATAGCTTGAGCTTCTCGGCCAAGGACCCGACTCCCTTCCACGCGTTGAGCATGACATCGAGCCCAGAAGCTGGCCGTGTTGGAACCTTGAGTCCAGAAATCAGTGAACGGTTTGGCGTTTTGCAATTGAGATATTTTCCAGGTAGAAATGCTAGACTGGTTTGATCATCAATTACCCCATTTGCCAGAACTGCTGCAAAGGGAGCGGGAGCAAAACTGGGCGTAGAAGTTCTGTAAGCTGCAGCACCACCGCCACCAATACGAATGTTCACGTAAGCATGCAGAGCACCACCGTCCCACAATTGCAGTGATCCACCACCAAAATCGTTCCTCGTGACATTAGCTGTGCCATCTTCAAACAGTGTGCGTTGTCTGCCATTAGGCGTCCATATCGTTCTCGCCACAGGTGGTGAGCAATCATGGCTATTGACACCGCACCATATAGCATCCAAACCATCGCTGTAATACCAATGGTACACTGAATCAATGCGAGGTAAGCCATAAAAACCGTCAGACAACCTAACACAATTGCGCTTGACATTGAAGGTTGTTGAAGCAACCAAACGATTATCATCGTCATAAAATTGGAGACGTCGTTGCCACATCATGCTTTGACCTCCAACTTCCATCAACCAAGC